GTTGGTAAACTCCGCGCCCTCTGTCCACTCCACGATGTAACCGCCCGCGCCATCGGGGACACGCTTCTTTTCCAACAGAATACAGGTACGAGCAAAATCATCCAACAAACTCATATAATACCTCCGATCCTCCGCCAAGTATTCAGGCGGCCCTTAAAAACATCCTGCCATCCCACAGCCACACCGCTTGCATTGGTAGCTTTGCTATACGAATAACCACCAAAACTCTCACTGGTATATGGGCCAGGGACGCCATTTTTCTCGTCCCAGGTAGCAATTTCATCTGCAAGAGAGATGACCGCTTTCGGCACCGCCAGCGCCCACAAAGCACCATTAAATGTTTCCTCGGTCATGTCCTTTGCCGGGTATTGGTGGAGGCCATCATTAAAGACAGACCCCACCACCCGGAAATACTGCCCTGTTTGCAGGAAGGGCAGCGTAATGCCGCCGTCCTGCACGGTGAACTCTCCGGAGTGAATGCCATCAGGCACCAAAAACCAGTTGTTCAGGTGTTGCAAAACTTGCTCCAGCATCACGCCGCCCTCCTTTTATTGCTTTGCCCGGGCTTTCGTTTTGGCTTGCGGTTCAAACGTTGCCCCTGTAAAGGTAAATTTCACCACGCTGGAATCATCAACAAGAATCTCGAAGGTGTCATCCTTGGTCACCCGGAAGACAATATCTGCGTCAAACGGGATGTTTTCCTTTGTGGGAGAACCGTTTTTCTTGAAGGTCATTTTGGTTCCTGTCTTGGTCAGATGGAACGGGAAATAATACCCGCTCTGCTCATCCGGCTCGCTGCTGAACTCCGTATAATCAGAAACATAATGAAATGTTCCAATCACAGATCCGTCAGCCTTTACCGCCAGATCATCACCGACTAAATCAGAAACCTGTTTCCCCAATAGGGTCTGACTGCTGGGGAATAGCGTTAAGATGTCAGACCCAATTAACCCCCCGGAGATACAGTAATTTTGGCAATGCCATCCAAATACTCAGCCCACAGTTTCATGCCCATAATGGCGTAGCTCTCGCCAACAGCGGTGCTGTAGTTCCCCTGAGCGTGGAAGCCGATCAGGTTGGTTTCACCCTGCACGGTGTAATTCAGCCCGAGCCGCGCAAACTCGCTGTCGCCAGGATCTGCATAATAAAGATCAATGTTTTCAACGGGAGTAGCGATTACAGTGTTCCGCGCAATGGCGGTATTACCAGAAACGGTAGCGGGAAGCAGGAACAGGGTGGAATATCCCATAAAGTCCTTGACGTAGTTGATGCCAAACTGGGTCTGCACAGTGATGTCCGCCGCGCCCAGGTAATCGTAAGCATCCAGGATATTCGCAAATCCGACGACAGAGGTCACGTCCTTTGCCATGCCTGCGAATTTATTCAGCACCTCGCCTTGGGCCTTTGCAAGTGCGGCCTGCCAAGTGGTGGCGGTTCCCGTCAAAGAACCAGTGTTCAGGAAGGTGTAGAAATCACCCAGCACCACGTTTTGCAATTTGGTCAGGAAAGCGTCGTCGCTCTTTTCCACGGCAATTTCCGCACCATACTTGTCCACGTCCTCGATGGGGACTGCCTTGGCATACTTCTTGATGGTCAAGTCAGCCTTTTTGGACGGAGTAATGGTGGCCTTGCTGTAGGGGATCACATTGCCAGGGTCAACGTCGCCGTCCTCCAGGGTAACGTCCGCCGTGTAAGAGATCAGTTGAGTTCCGGGTGTCTTGCGGATGGGGCGCATGATGCCCAGAATGGTGCGGAGTGCGTCCCAGTTGTCGTTAAATCTGGTAACAAAGTCCACCTCGCGGGCGGTAATGCTGGTATAGGTATTGGGGAGGGAATCCCTCGGATTGGTAAGGCTTTCAACTTTCGTAGCAGCCATTTAATTCAGTCCTTTCATGTAATTTGGTTTTCCATGAGCGCCTTTTGACGCTCTGCGGCAGACATGATATACCGGCCATGATCATCCTTTTTGTAAATGTCCGCCTTGGTCATTGCACTCCCGCCGCTATTTACAGGAGGTGCAGCAGTCTGTGCTCCCTGGATTGTTGTGGTTTGGATGAAATCCGACCATTCACTTTTGATGCTTTCTGTGAGCTTGTCCGCATCCTTGACAGCACCCTTGTCATCCAGCTCCACGCGGTCCACATCAGACACACGAAGCACGGCATCAAGGCGTTTGTCGCTCACCCCGGCTTGTTTCAGAAGTTCCCGGTATGCCTTTTCCTTGGCGGCGCGGGTCTCCTTCTTGGCCTGTTCGCTCTTGTAGCCCTCAAATTCCTCTTTGATGGCCTCGTATTTAACCTTCCAACTGTCCTTCTTTCCAGCCTCAAGGTCATTCTGCGCTTTTTCGAGCTGCCGCTGTACCTCGGGCAGTGTTTCCGCATCGGCCTTATACTTTGCCACATCGGCTTTCAGGCCCTCCACGGTTTCGGTGTGCATATTGATGATCTCGTCGATTTTCTCGTCCTCAATGCCCATAGCCTTGAGGGCGCGTCTGGTGAGTGCCATAATCAGTCTCCTTTTCTTCGGCCCCAGTGCTTCGGGGGCGATTGTGATATAAAAACCGCTGTCCTTTGCGGTGTTTACCAAAAGAAAAAGCGTGGGCAACCAACTACGATTTGTAGTCAGTCACCCACGCTCGGGTCTTCCGTCTCAACGCTTAGAGCCGGGAGCAATATTCATTTGATTTCGGATATTCCGCCGTTTTCACCCTTGTTTTTGATAAATCAATAGAAGCACATTCCGTCTTTAATCGCTCATTTTCTCGGATTAGGTCAGCCACTCGCTTTTGATTGGCATTCTCGCAAAAATCCTTCCACCAATTGCTCACATTCTCACTTCCTCCCGCTTGATATGTATAATTTTAACACCATCTTTCACGGGAATCAACTCTATTCTGTCCCCTTTTGCGAGAACGGTCTCAATGGCTTTGATCTGCTTTTCATCCATTTTGCATCTCATCCTCTATGATGTTCCGGTAGGTCTGTGCGTGGTCTGCCACCGCAGGCTTGAGAAACGGCTGTGCCGGGTTGCCCGCTGTCCAGTGCCAGTTTCCTTCGTCGTCCTGATAGACCCACGGCGTGGGGCGGCCACCCTCGGCGTATTTGCCGGTGCCCAGCTCCACATAAGTGGCATACTCTACGTTACTTCCGATGTAAACAGCGCTTTCACCATCGTCCACTTGATGGGTGATGCTGTTGCGAAGGTTGCCAGTGTCAACAGGAGCCAGGTCTTTGGCATATCCTTCTGCCTGTTCCCCGCACCGCTCCAATGCCTGTACAACAGCATCGTGCATAGCCTCCAACACATCGGCGCTATAATCGTTGAACACCACACCACCCAAATCTTTAGCCACGGCTTTTCACCCACCTCTCCCATTGCTCATAGGTCATTTCTTCAACAACTACATTTCGTCCAGTTTTCGGGTCACGCACACGCATTTTTCGCGGTTCAGCCTCAATGCCCGGCATTTCTACCGTCCGCATGGTGCAACGGCAGTTATAGACGTTTGCAGGCTTGGCCCGTGGATCGCCTGGATAGCGTATCTTCCCCAGTTCGGAGGTAAACGGCTCATCCCAATCCACTGTCTGTCCGTCAAGTTTTTGGTGAGCGTGTCGGGTGCGCCCGTCCTTGATTGCGACCCAGCGTTTTCTAACCTTTATGCCCATATCAGAGGCGGCTTTATAGCTATCCATGCGCCCGGCGTTCTGCGCGCCGGTGACCGCCGTTCTCGCCGCCCTCACAGCGCTTGCCCGGTTCATCTCGCTCACCCTGGCTTGCAGGTCGGTGGCGATTTTACCAACGCTCTTGCCCTGCAACAGCCCGCTGGTGACGCTCTTGGTAATCTGCTTCTTTCCCCATTTCAGGTCAATGCCCCGCTTGAGGGCTTTTTCCTTGGGGTAGTAGGGCATTAGGTCGGGCTCCTCCACAATCAGACGCCGTACGGTAGATTCGTCCCATAGGGTAAACCCAACATTCCCAGCCACTTTCTCGATGGTATAGGCGACGTAGTTGCGGTTTAGGGAGTAAATGCCAGGTGTGGCGTCGTTGACATAGGCAAGCGCCACCTCGTTGGCTTTTGTATACCGCTCGGCCACCTTTACGGCCAAATCGTCAAACCTTTCTCCACGCCCTATCTGGTTCAACCGCCACAGCTCATAATCCCGCTCTGTCCAGACCTTCCCATTGATTCCCGTTCCAATCAACTTGCGCATTTCTTCATCCCGTTCAATGAAACGGTTGAAGTAGTCAATCACGGTCTTTTCCAGGTCATCCCACGCCTCACGGTAAACGCGGGAAATTCGGCGTTCCAGCCTTTCCAGTTCTTCATCCGTCCACTGGTGCGCCCTGTCCGGCTTCGGCATCCTCCGTCACCTCGGTTTCCTCCTGCGGCGGGAAGTCTGGTTCTGTCTCTACCCGCTCCATTTCCTCGGCTGCTTTGCGTTCCATAAGTGCATCGAATTGGTCAGCGTCTCCGTTGATAGTCAAAAGTTTTTTGGTGATGTACTCGTCGTCGTAGTAATCCGCGCCCATTAGGATGGTCTGAGTTTCTTCCGATCTGTTGATGATCTTACTACGGGTGTAGCTCGGCTCGTCGTCAATTCCAGCAAGTTCCAAAATCCCAAGGATAAACTCCGTCACGCTGGCTTCAAAGTCATCTACTTTCAAATCCAGCGGCGTGTAGCTGGCTGCAATGGCCGTGGCCGTCTGATTGCCCGCCGACACCGCCGAGCTGTCAAACGCCTGGAAATCCTCATACAGCTTACGCTTCAGCATGTCGATCGTGGCGCTAGTGCCGTTGAACGGAGCCTCTATGGTGTGCGGCTCGGCGCTCGCACCCTCGTCGCCCTCTCCGCCGGCGTGGACAACATGCGTAGTCCGCACGGCATCCAGAAATTTTGCGTCATCCATATCATCCATGCCGCCGCAGTTGGTGAGCACCCAATAGATCAGGTTGCCTTCATCCACATTGTTGACCATGTTGGAGGTGCACAAGTCCAGCGCGTCTATGGTGTTCCGCTTTCCCGTCAGTTCCGAAAGCGCATCCTCGCCATTTTTCAACGGCACAATGGGGAACGTCGGATAATTCTGCCCATCGTAAATTTCCGTGCCGTCTGCCGCAGAGGTGCGCATGCGCAGAATATAAGTGCGCTTATCCTTCAAAACCGTCATATCTTCGCCGCTGCGCTGGATGTAGTCCGTGTAACCGTCCACCTCGTACAGCGTAGCCCGTAGGGGCTTATCATCCGCCACCTGCCAGAACCGGATGCCAGCCATCAAAGCGCCGTTTTCCTCGTCGTAGAGCGGCACAAACTCCCGCAGCTTAAACACTTCCAGATGATCGAAGTTCCAAAAGCCAAAGGACACACCAGCGATAAGCGCATACTTCCCGGCCCGCACCATTTCCAGATCAAACTTTTTTCCCAGCCTGTCTTTTGTGGCAGTCCCGTGAAATGTTACGCCGTTTCCCAGCAGATAGGAAACCTCCTGCTGCACGTCAAAGCCAAAAAAGCTGCTTGCGATCTTGTGGTTGGCCGTGTACATATCCCGGTGCGCCCGGCCCTGCATGTCGTATATGATTTTTTCATAGCGGTTAATGGTCGGGTTTTCGCCATTGAAGTACAGTTCGGCATCCACCGCCATCTGATAGGCCCTGCTGCCTTTGTGTTCGTTGATCGCCCTCCAAATAAATTCCATGCGAGACTTTTCATCTTCGCCCAAGGCAAGCAAATCCTGATATGTAAGCAAAAAATCACCTCCCCCACAGCGGGATATATTGCGGCTGGCTTGCCTTACGTACCTTGTGCCGCAGAATCGTCATTACAAAATAGCGAATATCGTCCATGGCGTGGTCGTTCTCCTTGATTGGCTTGTCCTCCGTGGATTTATCGTCCCAGCGGTATAGCCCAAACTCACGGATACCGTCCTTGCAGGAGCGGTGAACTTTGATCGTCCCGTCCTGAATGTAGCGGCTGGTGGTGACGATGCCGGGAACCACATCATTGACCGCTTTTTGTACCCGGAACCGCCGATGCCGTCTGATGACCTCGATAAACGAAGCTGCCGATGGGTCAACTACTACGGATCGCACCGGCAAATCCCCAGCCAGCTTCTCCAATTCCGTGTAGTATTCCTCATCTGTCTTGCTGATCTGCTCCGTCCGCCCGGAATAGTAATACTCCCGGATTCTGGTGGCGTTTTTGCCGTCCCAGCACCACAGCCCGGCGGAAAACGGGTTCAATGTGCCATAATCGCAGGAGATATAGTATTCTCCATTCTCCGGAACCTCGTCCACGATGTTGCTCTCGCCAAACATGGGGTAGATTAGTCCCTCGGCCAGCGCCCACCGTCCCAAAATATAACGGTCGTAAAAAACCGTTCCTCGATACTCCCGCTTTAGGTTCTCCACAAAAGCCTCTGGGAGAAACGGATTATCATCAATTGTGTACGTCTGGCTAAAAATATCCGCTTTGCTGTCCAGAAACACTTTCAGCCAGTGATTCGGCCCCTGTGGATTGTACGTACCGTCAAAGCATGAATACGCTTTATCCAGGCGGCTTTTCAGCAGTTCAAAGACTTCCTGGCTCCAGTCTGCCACCTCGTCGCCGTAGCAGTATTTGATGGACGCGCCGCGGATTTTCGAGACCTGGGAAACCTTTTCAGCTCCAAGGCAGTAGCACTTTTCCCCAAATATCCACGCCGTATTGTCGCTGGAGATCGTGCCAACAAGAGCATCACCATAGATCGTTCGCATAGGCTCAAGCACATTCCGCTCAATGGTGGACTTGGTGACTCCAAGGATGACCGTCAGCCCATCCTTCCCGACGCGCTCCCGGATGCGGATTGGGATAATCCACCGAAAATCAAGGTATGTTTTCCCCGAACGAGTAGCCCCTCCCTTAAAGTTCCAGCGGTGATGCCCCTTTCGGACAAATTCAGTTTGTTTCAGACTTAACAGCATCCATGAACTCCTTCAACAGCCCGTCCAGTTTATTCAAACTGTCGTTCCCGCTGGCTGTGTTCTTTGTGGCCTTGTCAACGATAATCCCGAAAGAAGTGGCGATTTGAGACAAACCGGCATCACTTATCTTTTCCGGGTCTGTCAGCGCCATCAGGTGTAGGTCGATGGCCTCCTGCATCTTCTCTTTGCGGGTCTCCATGAAGGCCAACATATCCAGCGTGTTCTGTCTCTTTTTTTGTTGCGCCTTTTGGTCGAATCCTTCGCAACCTAACACAACACGCTTAACGGTATCTTTGGAAACCCCATTGATTTTCGCCGTGGCGTTATAGCTCTCGGTCTCCAGATAATCAGCCACAATTTTCTTTTTTTGTCTGTCTGTCAGCCGTGCAGCCATGTCACCACCTCGTCTTACCTTTTTCTTCTTTTCTTCTGCGCCTCTGATATGAATCCTGTTCTTTCTTCTTCTCTAACCATCCGGTCAAGAGTGCCAAAAGAAAACGTACCTCTTGAATCGATAAGCGTTTTCGCATTGGCTTGGTTCTGGAAAACATAAGTAATTTCTCGGCGAACAGTTTCAACAGATTTCACTGAAATACCTGTATCCATTCTCCCGCCGTCAGTGAATACTTTCCTTGCGTTTCGTTCAATCGTATCCAAGTTTGTATATGCCTGGTTCCTAATATCTGTTGCCCACGCTATCTGCTTTTCGCTGCCGACAAGTTTGGGGAATGATGCAATCTTCCCTCTGTCGCCTCCAGCGCTACCTCTTCCGCCCATTCTTTCGCCTCCCGACAACGTCCTCATAGTGAGGTTTTATTCGTACCACATTCCAGTCAAACTCTTCCGGGCATTGCCCATACCATAGAATTTCAGATGGTTTCAGCACCTCAATAGCCCGCCTACACCCAACGGCGAAGGCTTCTTGCGTTTCTGGCCTCGCCTGTGTCCCGACACTGGAAATACTAATGATTGCATTGCGTGGTTCTCCGTCAAAGCACCAGTCAAAACTATCCGGTGTGCTCCAACAGATTGTTGGTATCACACGGATACCGTGCATCTGCCAATATGCGCCCATCCAGTGCTTTCGGTAGTGGTTATAAATGCGCATGGCAACTGGCATATCGGTATACTGCGAGAAATCCGGTGTACATACTGCCCCAAAAGCAGATAGCAACGAGATGTAGTCATCTGGCCGGTTCCAAAGTCTGTTGAACTGGTAATCATCCAAATAAAAGTGGATGCCTTTACTTTTCCGGTTTTTGGCTGTCTTGGCGTAATTGAACGGTATCCATTCCAGATGCCGGATATCGATATGTTCTGACTGAATCTCCGGGATACCGTATGGTGGAATCCCCGCAAATACAGTCTTGTCTAAATTTTCAAAATTTAGCATAACGGGCTCACCACCTCTCGCCCAAGTAGAGTCTAAATCACGCCAAACACCCACTCCCTTTGAGGGCCAATATATTAACCCCGTAGGGGTTATATATATGGCCCTCAAAGGAGTACACCATCGCCGCCTACTGTCGAGCTCTGGCTCGGATACGGCCAGCCGTCACAGCCTATTAAGCGATACACCCGTGTGGGTTGATAGCCACCCCCGTCTCCTGCAACTGCGGGGCGGCAAATATTTTTCAAAATATGTATTGACAATATCATATTTTATGATATAATTAAGTCATAAAAAGTAAAAGGAACAATATAGGAGGTAAAGTCATGAAACACTATGAATATTGCGTTTGCAAAGACGGCTGGATGATGGGTGCTTATATGGACGACAAGAAGGGAGCCGAGGATTGTGCCGCTCGTTATGCCTCCCAGTATCCTGACAGCAAGGTTGAGATCAAGGTCAATGTTTATGACGAAATGGAATACCGTTATTTCAAGGAGGTCGGTTGCTGATGACAAACAGAGAAGCATACGTGTTTGGCTGGGTGTTCGGTCGGCTCAACGCGGCGGCATATCCGCAGGAGATCGGAGGGGATCTCACCCTTGCCGCTCAGCGCCCGTATACAGCACTCGCCAGAGTCATTTCTGATGCTCACAGGCTTGGCCTCCTAAAGAGGGATCTCGACCGGCAGGTTGCTGAGGCGCTTTGCGAGATCACCAGCATTGACCCGCCCGTGGAGGGAGGGTCTGAAAAGTTCCAGCCCCTTGAAATGCAGGGGGCTTGGCAGTTAGGCTATTTTGCCGGTAAAGGCAAGCGCCCCCTTGCGTCTGCCGAGTTTGATATTGCCGCCGCCAGAAAGGCCAAAGGCTTGACTCAAGCCCAGCTTGCGGATGCGATGGACGTTAACCAGGCCGTGATATCCCGCTGGGAGAGCGGCAAGGTCAGCCCCAATGCCTGGAATTTGGACAAGCTGAAAGAAATTCTGAGCTAATCCTGCCGCCCCTCCGGGGGCGGCTTTTTTGCCCTCTCCAGCTCGTGCGCTTTTGGGGGCATAGATACCCCTTTCTGGGTATGTTGCGGGTTTGGTCAGGCTTGCCGCGGGCCTGTATGTAATCCGCTGTGCGGGTCACATCACAACTTGTTTCTGCGCTTCCTTAATGCGCTGCTTAGCCGTCTCAAAATATCCGGGGTCTAACTCCATGCCGATGAATTTTCGGCCCGTGTTGACACAGGCAACGCCAGTGCTACCACTGCCCATTGTAAAATCCAAAACCACGTTGCCGGGATTGCTATATGTACTGACCAAATCTTCCAACAATGCGACTGGCTTTTGAGTGGGGTGAAATCGTTCGATTTCCTTTTTGTATGAGAACACATTGGGCTTAGATTTTTGGCCGTCCCGCAAATTAAATACCGACGGATATTTTTCATTCATTTTCAAATAATACTCTTTGCGTTTTGATTTGGTTTTTGCAACCCATTCGTCATTTTCGCTTTTTATTTCTTCATAGTCACGCTGAAAAAAACCGGTACTTTGCAACTTCTTATAGTTTTCTCTTGTGGGAATGCAAAACTGAAATCCGTCAGTACAATAATGTGAGTACATTTGGTTGCCAAGAAGTTCTTTGCACTTTTTTGACGAGATGTTGGCCCTTTGGAATTCTTGCCTGAACCAATTCCTTAACGGATTTGTATTTTCAAAGTCATAGAAAGCAAACCCGCTGTTTTTTGAGAAAATAAGAATGTCCTCAAAATAGCTTACAAGATTTTTCTTGCATCCAAGAACATTTCCGGCATTATTTTTTAGCCATATGCCACGATATGAAAACGGCATAGATTTTGGCGCAGAACAAATGAGTTGTGTTGTATATGGGTCAATCGAAAACAATACACATTTTCCGTTTGGCCGCAAAACCCTATTGCATGCACCCAAAATTAAATCGGCGCTGAGCGGTATGTCCCAAGTGATTTTTTTGTCCGTCCACCCCTTCAAATCGTGAGTGCTTTTCTCTATTACTCCATACGGTGGGTCGGTCAGCACCATATCCACACTGCAGTCTGGAATGTCTTTCAACAGTTCCAAGCAGTCGCCCTGCATCAAATTCATACTTCTTCACCTTTTCTTTTTTGGTGCCACCGCCCGCCTCATGCGGCGAGGAGCGGC